CCGCTTCCCTAGCATCTCGCCCACTAACTACTTTGATGAAATGTTATTACACGTCAATGCTACGGGTGCTGAAATAGCCGTTGCACGGGCGTTAGGGCTATCTGATTTCATGCCCACCATCAACTCATTCAAACATGATGCTGATATTGGCTCAGGCATTGAAGTTAAGTGGACTAAATGGCTTGATGGTCATTTGATCGTGGCTAATCATGATCGTGAGGATGACATTGCCATTCTATGCGTAGGCATTGCACCTAACTATCGGGTCGTTGGTTACATCCCAGTTATAGCTGCTAAGAAACCCAGGTTTAAGCATTCCAAATCTGAATCATGGTGGGTTAGCCAAATAAATCTGCGACCAGTCGAAACATTATCAAGGAGCGTTTATGCCACTGCATCCATTTAACTGCCGAATCTGCAAAATCAAAACTCAGGGGCTAGAGCGAATAGTTGGCGACACTCTCCCACCTGGGCTAAAGGTGCTCGAATGCACTGGTTGTGGAAACCTGGGTGTTGAGTTTGTTGGCGACACGCCTGGTAATTTGCATGCTTAGGCTATTGACAGCCCCAGTAGTATCGCCAATGCCCGCTGGAGATGCGGAGCACAAAATCTCCACGCGCGGCTCACTCACGGGATTCCTTTGTCTATTGCTATTGCAATTGACCAGCGTGGAAAAAACATATTCCGCAACACCTATTGATCACTTCAAACTCTATGCGCATTCATTAGTAGTAGATGCTAAAGAATATAGATGTTTAGAATTGTTATGGAATAAAGAAAGCAATTGGAATTACAAAGCCAAGAACAAACGATCAAGTGCTGCTGGTATTCCACAACTACTCAATCTAAAGACGACAGATCCTTATGAGCAAATAAATCTAGGCTATAAATACATTCAAGCGCGTTATACAACGCCATGTAATGCCTGGGCTTATTGGAAAATAAAGGGTCATTACTGATGTCTAAAGCATGGAGTAATGGATCAACTAGAGGATGGCGTGAGATACGCAAGCGCATAATTCAAAGAGATCAGGTGTGTCAATTGTGTGGACTTGATGAGGGTCAGATGCACATTGATCATATAATTCCAAAATCTCGCGGCGGTAGCGATATGGATTCTAATTTGCGTTTGTTATGTAGAACATGCAATTTACGAAGGGGGGCACGTTTTTTTGATAGCGATTCAACACCCCCGACTCTCCATGATCGTTTTACCCCCACAAACGTGAGCATAAGTCATGACTAAAGATGCATCAGTTATGATCAGTAATGATCAGGTCGTGATCGGTAATGATCGAATTGAATCGGATTTTGCTCAGTCATTAGCTGCCACCTTTGGCTCTCCAACGCCTAGAATCCACACGCCATTGAATGATTTACCATCTAGGGGCTTTGAAATCATTGATTTTGCATCACAACTAAAGATGGAATTGATGCCCTGGCAGAAATTTGTGCTGGAGCATTCACATAAAGTTAAACCTGATGGTAGATGGGCAACGCCCCTGGTAACAACTATCGTGTCCAGGCAATCTGGAAAATCTACGCTGATGTTACTGAGAATTTTGGCGGGCATGTTTATATTTGATGAGCCATTGCAAATCTCATCTGCTCACCGACTTACAACATCACTGGAGCAATTTCGCACCCTGGTTGGATTGATTGAAGGCAGTGATGAATTATCTAAGAAGGTGCAACGCATTAAATGGTCACATGGCAATGAGGAAATTACAGTTGCGAACAAGACCGGGATTTCTAGGTTTGCAATTAAGGCTGGCAACTCCGCTGCGAGAGGCACTTCGCCTACAACCGTTTTACTTGATGAGGTGCGCGAACAACATGACTTAGAAGGTTTTGCATCATTGCGTTATTCATTACTGGCTGCTAAGAATCCAATGATCATGGCATTTAGTTCAGCGGGTGATCAACATTCATTGGTGCTAAATCAGCTACGGGATCGTGGGATCGCTGCCGCTGCGGGCGCACTTGATGACATTGCTTATTTTGAATGGTCTGCTCCAACTGATGATATTAATGATCCAAAAAACATAATTGCCGCAGTGCCAGCCCTGGGTCATACAATCCATGCTGACAATATCGCACAATTATTAAATGATCCCCATGAAGTCGTGATGACTGAGGTGTTATCCAGGTGGGTTGCCACAATTACCGCAGCCGTTGGCGAAATTGAATGGCGTGCCTGCCAATCCCCTGACTTGGAATTAAATCCTGAGAAAATTACTTGGATGGCATTAGATCATTCACCTGATCGCAGACATGCTGCCCTGGTGGCTGCCCAACAATTAGATGATGACAAATTCATTATCAAACTGCTACACACCTGGAGCAATGAATTAACCCTGGATGACAAAGCCATTGCCAATGAAGCATCCGCTTATTGCCGAAAATACCCAATTGAGCATTTGTTATTTAGTCGCAAGACCAGTGGTGCGGTAGCGGATCGTTTAAGACACGCAGGCATCCCAGTTCAAGAAGCGGATGGGTATTACCCGCAGGCGGTGGATGAATTCTTATCTGCCATAAATAGTGGTCGCCTAAGACACACAAATCAGGAATCCTTAAACATCCAGGTGCTATCAGCGGTCAAATTAAACCGAGGTGATGGCGGTGTTGTATTTGGTAGGCGGGCTAGTCAGTCAGCAATTTGTGCAGCCGTTGCAGGTGCGCTGGTTACACATTTTGCGACACGCCCATCAACGGATGTTGATATATTGATTGGATAATGCTAGAAGCCTGAAAAAATTAAGGCATGGCGATACTTGATAGATTTCGTAACATCCAGGCACGCGCTGATTTACCATCCCCTGATGTTTTAGCTGCTTACAACATTGCACCACTAAATTCAATTGATTCACTTTATCCGTTTATGCCTACTGCATACACTGCGACATATCAAGAATTCATGAGCATTCCAACCGCAGCCCGCGCACGCAATATCATTGCTGGATCAATTGCATCAATTCCAATTGTGTTAAGAGATCGCTCAACTGGTGAAACATTAGATGCACCTAGAGTATTTAACACACCTGATCCACGCGTGCCAGGTCAAGCGGTTTATGCATGGTTGGCAAGTGACATTTTGCTATATGGGTTCGGGTATCTACAAATAACCGAATTATATTCCGATACTTATCGCGTTAGATCGGTTCAACGCATTGACCCAATCCGAGTAACTATTAAAACTAATGCCAATGCCAGCGAGATAACAGGTTATGCCATAAATGGAACAGACATCCCGAATGAAGGCATTGGCAGCCTAGTTGTATTTTACGGAAATGATGAAGGTGTATTAAATCGCGCAGGTCGCACAATTCGCACTGGCGCAGCATTGGAGCGAGCAGCTGCCAATTATGCAAATGAGCCAATTCCATCAATGGTTTTGAAATCAAATGGATCAGCATTACCCGCAGACCGCATTGCAAAATTATTGGAGCAATGGGGCGTTGCGCGAAGGAATAGAAGCACTGCTTTCTTAAATGCTGATGTCACAATGGAATCAGTTGGATTTGATCCTGAAAAATTACAATTGGCAAAAGCCCGGGAATTTATATCAACTGAAATTAGCAGAGCGTGCGGAATTCCTAGTTATTTCACTGATTCAAATACTGGATCATCAATGACTTATTCAAATGCCACAACGCAGAAAGAATCTTTATTACAACTAAGTTTGATGCCGATTATGAATGTAATTGAGCAAAGAATGAGCATGCCTGATTTTGTTGCTTCATCCACAGTGGCGCGCTTTAATTTAGACGCCTACCTTCGCGGGTCAGCATTGGAGCGTGCGCAGATTTATGAAATATACAACCGCATTGGCGTGATGACCGCTGATGAAATTATGCAGAAAGAGGATATGGCACTATGAAACTGACAACACCAATGCAGATTACCGCAGCTGATACAGAATCCAGGACAATCTCGGGGCGAATTGTTGCGTTCAATGAAGCAGCAAATGCATCAACTGGTCGAGTGGTATTTGCTAAAGGTTCAATTGCACCGAAAGATGTATTCCTAAATTTAGAACATGATCGCACACGCAGAATTGGCAAAACACTTTCAATGACTATGAATGGTGATAAGTCAATTGATGCAACTTTCAAAATTGCAAACACCACTGCTGGCACTGATGCGCTAGTTGAAGCAATGGATGGTTTGCGTGATGGATTCAGCGTTGAATTAGCAGTGAATGATTACGAAATGACTAAGGATGGAACAATGAAAGTTTTATCAGGAGATTTGACTGGTGTCGCATTAACGAGTGAGCCAGCAATTAGATCAGCCCGTGTTTCAAGCGTGGCTGCGACAGAGGATTCTGAAACCGAAACAAAATCGGAAGCAGATCAAACAACACCAACCGAAGGAGAAAACAAAGTGGCAGACACTATTGTTGAAACACCTGCTGCATCTGCTGAAACAGTAGAGGCATCATTATCAATTAAACCTGCTGGCAATATGCCAATGGTTTATGCAAATGTTCGCAATCCAATTAAGACGACTGCGGATTATTTATACCATTCAATCCAAGCGACACGCGGTGATCATGATTCACGTGAATACATCACTGCAACAAACAATTCAACCACTGACAATCCTGGCTTAATTCCAACACGCCAACTTTCAGAGGTAGTCAATGGACTTGCAGACAATGTTCGCGCATCAATTGATTCAATCTCAACAGGCACATTGCCTGATGCTGGTTTAACATTTGAGATTCCAAAAATCACTCAATTGCCATCAGTAGAAGAAACACCTGAAAATGATCCAACACCAAATGTCAATTTGGAATCAGAATTCATTCAGGTGGATGTCAAGAAGTTTAGCGGCTCTCAGATTATGAGCGTTGAGCTGCAAGATCGCAGCAGTCCTGCATTCGTAACTGAGATTCTTTCAAATCTTAATTCACAATATGCACGCGCAACAAATGCTTACAACTCATCAGTTATTTTGGCTGGTGCAACTAATACCGCATTCACAATTGCTGGTGCAACAATTACAGCATCAGAATTGCTTGATTGGGTTGCAAAAGGTGCAGTAAGTGTTTATGCAAATACATTCCGTTTTGCTGATGCAATAGTCGTATCGCCATCCATGTGGGGAACAATCATGGCAATGAACGTGGACGGGCGACCAATATACAACGCATTGCAACCACAAAACGCAGCAGGAAATGCACAACCACGCAGCCTGCGCGGATCAGTCAATGGAATTGATCTTTGGGTTGATACTGCATTAACAGCTGCTCAATCAACAGATGGTTGCATGTATGTAATCAATCGTGATGCTTATACCTGGTATGAATCACCAGTGTTGCAATTGCGCACCAATTTGATTGACAATGGACGCATAGGCGTGATGCTGTATGGCTATGCAGCGACAGCCAAAAAAATTGGCGCGGGAGCATACAAGTTCAACAAGGCTTAACAATCATGGGTGCATTCGCTCCCGAGTGCGCCCAGCCGTAGCAGAGAGGATCAGACATGCTTATCAGTGCTAGTGATTTACGCGCAGTGTTAGGCGTGTCTGAATCCATGTATTCCAACGAATACTTAGATCAGATAATTGCATCCGCTGAATTGGTATTGCTGCCATTATTGACCGCATACACATCAGCAATTGATTCTTATGAAGTTAAAAATGACAAAATTTATTTTATTACTACACGCGCTAATCTTTTTGTCCAGGGTCAATCAGTTGTCGTGACTGGTTGTGGTGATTATGATGATACTTACACAATTGATGCTCGGACATCAAATGTGTATTCATTCCATGCAAGCGTAGATGCAGCGGATACAGTAATCACACCAGTTATCCCCGCTGGTCTAGCCGCCCTTGATGGGTCGAGTGCGGCTGAGATTTATGCAAATAATCCAGCAATCAAAAATGCTTTGTTGGGATTAAGCACTGACATATTCCAAGCAATCATTGCACCTGGATCAAATATCGAGGGCGTAGATTTTGCCCAGACTATTTACCGCACTGGTCGCAGTATGGTCAATCGCCAATTTGGGTTATTAGCACCATTTATTGACACCGAAACAATTGCACAATGAGCTCATCAATTGCCGAAGTTCGCGGTGAATTAGCAGCTGCCCTAGAAACTATTGGCGCAACGGTTTATTCATTTGTTCCCGAAGCAATAATCCCACCTGCATGTGTAATTGTGCCTGATTCACCTTATTTGGAATCAACTTTAATTGGTAAGACTGCCGTAAATGTTAAAGTAAATTTCACAATCACCGCAGCGGTTGCCTACAACTCAAATCCCGGTGCTTTAGACAATTTAGAAAAATTAGTGATTCAGATTTTAGGAGTAATGCCTGATGGTTATGTTGTCGGAGATGTGCAACGCCCAACCATTACAAATTTAACCACATCATCAATTTTAATTGCTGACCTATCAGTTAGCACTTATTACAACCAAGACATCTAAGGAGAAAAATGCCAACTACAATTATTACAGGCAGACAAATTGCATTCACTATTGACAGTGATGTTTATGATGCCCAGGCAACATCAGCCACGCTGACAGTTGCATCAACCATCAACACTTATCAAACACTTGATGGCAAGGCTTACTACACCACTGATACTCAGGGAACATTTGCAGTTGAAATGTTGGCTGACTGGGGTGCTGGATCATCACTATGTGAAGCACTATGGACAGCTGCTACATCAGCACCACAAACACCATTGGCAGTGTCATTAACTGCCGTCAGTGGCGCAGTATTTACATTTAATGTGCAACCAATTCTGCCAAGCGCAGGCGGCACTGCACCTGATGCACAAACAGTGTCATTGTCATTTACATGTGTGACAACGCCATTACTTAACGACTAATTAAAGGAGATCGGGAGCATGAAATTACCAATAACAATTGAATACGGAAACGGGTCATCTGAAACCTATATTGCCCAGCCACCTGAGTGGGCAAAATGGGAGCAGAAAACTGGCAACATCATCAGTCAAGCGCAAGACAAAATTGGCATTTCAGATTTGTTATTCCTGGCATATAACGCCATGAAGCGTGAATCGGGTGGCAAACCACTTAAACCATTTGAAGCCTGGTGCGAATCAGTAGTTGATGTGGTGGTGGGTGTAGATGACCCAAAAGTTACGAGCGCGGAAGCCTAAACAGATTATTGATTGAATTGGCATTAGCCACATCAATTCCAATGAGTGAATGGCAAACCGCAGAGCAGATTTTAACCGCAGTGGAGATTTTGAAGGAGCGAAATGGCGACTGATGCAATTGCCTATGATAAGGCTGAATTGCGTGGCATCATCAAAGCATTTGGTGCAATGAGTGATGAAGCCGTTGCCGAAGCCAAAAAACAATCCAATTCATTAGCGGATTATTTGCGTGGCAAGATCATAGAAGCAGCTGATAATTTATTCTCACGCAAGGTTGCCAGCCCAATTGCATCAGGTGCGCGTGTAAGTAAATCATCCAAAATTGGTGAAATCAGCATTGGATTTGCATCTCAAAAATTCAGTGGTGGTGGCACTACTCAACAATTATGGGGCGGATCAGAATTTGGATCAAACAAATATAAACAATTCCCTATTTGGTCAGGCAAACAAGGTCGTGGGTCTAAAGGTTGGTTTATTTACCCAACCCTACGCAAAGAGCAACCACACATTATTGATCAATGGGAAAACGCATTTGACCGCATTATTAAGGAGTGGTGATGGCAACTGGATCACGCACCCTTAAACTCTCCATCCTGGCAGATGTTGATCAACTTAAAAAATCACTTGCCCAGGGTGAAAAAGATGCCCAGGGTTTTGGCGACAAAATGGCAGATGTTGGCAAGAAGGTTGGTGCAGCATTTGCATTGGCTGCTGCCGCTGCTGCTGCCTACGCAGTCAAAATTGGCATTGATGGCGTTAAATCAGCCATTGAGGATGAGGCTGCTCAAGTTAGATTAGCGGGTGCATTAAAGACTGCGACAGGGGCAACTGATGCTCAAATTAAAGCCACTGAGGCTTACATAAGCAAAACTCAATTGGCTACTGGAATTACCGATAATGACTTGCGCGCATCATTCCAAAGATTATCAGTCAGCACTAAAGATGTTACAAAATCGCAGGATTTGTTAAATTTAGCAATTGATGTATCTAAAGGCACTGGCAAGGATTTAGCATCAGTTACCGAAGCCCTGGCAAAATCTTATGAAGGCACTGATGGCAAACTAGCAAAACTTGGTATTGGTTTATCAGCTGCCGATTTGAAAACAATGAATTTTACCGAAACCACAAAGGCACTTTCAAACCTATATGGTGGCGCAGCAGCAGCAAATGCGGAAACATTTCAGGGTCGCATTGATCGCTTAAAACAAGCATTTGATGAAGGCAAAGAAGCAATTGGAGTGAGGTTGTTGCCAATTATTGAGAAAATGATCGGATATTTATTTCAATATGGCGTGCCTATATTTAACAAATTCAAAGATGCATGGGATACAGTTGCAGAAGCAATTGACAAAAACAAAGAGAAGTTTGCAAGTTTTATTGATTTAATGACCACTTATGTTTTGCCAGTATTGAAAACCATATTTGGATATTTGATTGACATAGGTGCGAAAGTAGCATCAGCAATTATTAACGCATTTGGCACAATACTGGGCGCAGTAACGCCAATCATCAATTTTATTATTGATTCAATTAACATGGTAATTCGTGGAATCAATTTAATTAAACCAGGTGCAGACATTGGTTACTTAAACAAAGTTGGTCAGCCATCATCTAATTTCACATACAATTCAGGAAATCCCGGGGCTGGCGTAACAGTCACAACACCAACAATTCCAACGCCATCAGTGAGTGGTGGATCAAGTGGCACAACCACATCAAGCGGTGGATCAAGTGGTGGAGTTAGCGTTGCAATGCCACCAATAATTCCTACAAATTACACACCATTTGGTCAGGCTGGTGGCAATGGCAGTGGATTCACTGGCACACCATTTGGTCAAGCACCATCAGTAACCGTAAATATGGGCGTGGTTGGTGATCCCGAAGCAGCTGCAAGATCAGTGGTTGGCATCATAAATGATTCTTATTATCGAGGCACTGGCGGTGCTGGAAATTATGCAGGTTTCTGATGAGTAACTGGAATCCAATTTGGCGAGTAACAATCAATGGCGTTGATTACACCAATGCAATTTTAGCCAATTTAACAATTACATCAGGGCGCACCAATATCTATGAGCAAGCCCAGGCTGGTTACATAAACATTCAGTTAATTAACCTAGATCAATCCCCTATTGATGCGCAGATCAATCAATCAATAACCGTTGAATTGCAAGATTCTACTGCAACATTTATTCCGATATTTGGTGGATCAATTGTTGATGTTGGTGTATCAGTCAGTGATGCTGGTGGTGTTGCCTACGCACAAACAGTTTCAATAATTGCATTGGGTGCATTGGCAAGATTACAAAAAGCATTAACTAATGGCGTATTGCCTAAAGAGCATGATGGAGATCAGATTTATCGCATCCTTAGAGGTGTTTTATTTGCTCAGTGGAATTCCGTGCCTGCGGCATTAACTTGGGCTGATTTTGATCCAACAGTTACCTGGGCAACTGCGTTTAACACTGGATTGGGTGAAATTGATCGCCCAGGCAATTATGAGTTAGCAAACCGCGCATCAAATCGCACTGATGTTTATTCATTGGTTTCAGCATTGGCAACATCAGGGTTGGGATATTTGTATGAAAATGCCGAAGGGCAAATCTCCTACGCTGATTCAACTCACCGCACCAATTACCTAGCAGCTAATGGTTATGTTGATTTAAGTGCAAATGATGCATTGGCTAATTCACTTAAAATTCAAACCCGCGCAGGTGATGTGCGCAATAATTTAACTTTGAAGTATGGCTCACTTTCAACCAGTGAGGTAAGCGCAACCGATCCCGCATCAATCTCTACTTATGGCAACCTGGCACAAATCATCAGCACAACCCTATTCAATGCAGCTGATGCCAATGATCAGGCAGCATTTTATTTATCACTACGCGCAAACCCACAACCCAACTTTAATTCAATTACTTATGAATTAACCAACCCTGAAATCACTGATTCTGATCGAGATAACCTGATCAACATATTCATGGGAATGCCCGTATCAATTGCAGATTTGCCATTAAACATGAACGCAGGATCATTCCAGGGCTTTGTTGAAGGCTGGACATTTAGAGCCAATTACAACCAGGTTTCAATAACCCCAACGCTTTCACCTTTGTCATATTCACTCAATGCAATGCGTTGGAATGATGTGCCAAGCGTTGAACAATGGCAAACAATTTTATCAACACTAACATGGGAAAACGCCACAATCGTGGCATAAGGAGAAAACATGAGCAATCCAACAAGCAATTTTGGCTGGCAGATGCCAACACCAACGGATTTGGTGACTAACTTACCCGCTGATTTTGAGGTATTTGGTCAGGCAGTTGATTCAGATTTTGGGGATTTATTAGGTGGCACAACTGGTCAAGTGTTAAGCAAAACATCAAACACTGATTTGGATTTCACCTGGACATCAAATACCCAAGCAATGACATTTAATGCACAAACTGGCACGACATACACTCTCCAGGCATCTGATGTGGGCAAATGGGTTACAACTTCAAATGCTGGCGCAGTGACAGTCACAATTCCTGCATCAACATTTAGTGCTGGTGATGTTATTAACCTGCAATCAATTGGAGTTGGTTTAACCACAATCTCTGGTGGATCAGTCACAATTACATCAACTGGCGCAGCTGCTAATGCTCCAATTCTAAGAGCGCGTTACTCAGCATGTTCAATTGTTTGCACTGCTAGTGGTGTATTCACAATCGTTGGAGATTTGGCATAATGATATTACCTGGCATTTTGGCATCAGGTAACTACCCCAGGGTTACTAATTCATATCAATCTATTGCAACTGTAACAGTAGGTTCAGGCGGTCAAGCAACTGTTTCATTTACTTCAATACCGCAAACTTTTAAGCATTTACAAATAAGAGCATTGATTACAACACCCAGTACCTCGTCAATTTACGATAACACTACTTTTAATGGAGATACTGGCGCAAATTATTCTTGGCATTTTCTATATGGCAATAAAACAACCGCAGGCGCAGACTCAGGTACTTCAGCATCATATTTAAGATTATGGACTTTAGGTTCAGGCCCTTATGGTACTGGTACAACTGGTTGGCCTGCTACAGGTGTTGCCGATATTTTAGATTATACAAATACAAACAAATACAAAACTACCAGAGGTCTAGCAGGTGGAGATTCTAATTCAAATTCACAACCAAGTATTGTTGGTTTAGCATCAGGTTCTTGGCGAAATACTGCCGCTATAACTTCAATAACTATAAACGCTTTTGCCGTTGGTAGCGCAACTACTTTTGGTCAATACAGTTCATTCGCCTTATATGGCGTGAAGGGATAATAATGGCCGCAGGTTCAACATATACACCATTAACAACAACGACTTTAGGCAGTGCGCAAGCAGATATTACTTTTAGTTCAATAAGTGGCAGTTATACTGATTTAGTTATTGTAGCAAGAGGCACTACAACTGTTGCAGTTTCGGTTTTAGGCGCACAATATAACGGAGATACTGGAACAAACTATTCTAAAACTTATTTACTTGGAGATGGAAGCACGGCATTTACTGGCGGTAATATAGATGAAACCTATGCAATATGTGGAGATGCTTTTTCTTCAATAAATACAAACATTTTGCAAATACAAAATTACTCTAATTCTACAACTTACAAAACTTGTATATCTCGTTCTAATAATTCAAGTAGAATAGGTGCTTGGATTAGTTTGTGGCGTAACACCACAGCGATAACATCAATAAAATTATTTCCTTTAAGTGGTTCATTTGATACAGGCTCAACCTTCACTCTCTACGGAATACTGGCGGCATAATGGCAAATACATATACTTTAATAGAGGCTAAGACTTTAACTACAACTACTGCAAGCGTTACTTTCAGCGCAATACCTCAAACTTTTACGGATATATTAATTAAGGTATCGGCTAGAGATGACAGAGCAGGCCAACCAAATACAGATTTAGCATTACAGGTAGGCTATAACGGAACAATAAATACTGGTTCAATTTATTCTGCTAGGCAACTTTATGGAAATGGATCAACTGCTGGAAGTCAATCAAGTGCTACTACTTATTTGTATTTAGGTATGTCTAATGGCCCAACATCTACTTCAAATACTTTTGGAAACACTGAGATTTACATTCCTAATTATACTTCTGCTAATTACAAATCTGTAAGCACTGATGGCGTATCAGAGAATAATGCTACAACTGCCTATGCTGTATTAAATGCTGGATTGGCTAACACAAATAGTCCAATTACTGATCTAAAAATTAGTGCAGTGTATGGTTCGGGCAATTTTGAACAATACTCAACTTTTTACCTATACGGAATCAAAAACTCATAAAGGAGAAAACAAATGCCAACTAAACTAATAATCAACTGCGAAACTGGAGAGCAAACAGAGGTGGAATTAACTGCTGATGAGATTGCTCAAAGAGAAGCAGACGCTATTGAATACCAAAAACAACGCCTGGCTGATGAGGAATTAGCAGCTGATAAGGCTGAAAAACGCCAATCTGCAATTGCTAAATTATCAGGCTTAGGTTTAAGTGCTGATGAAGTGGCTGCATTACTTAATTGATTAGCCAAAATGGATGGACTGCATCCGCTGATCCTAAAGAGATCGGGATCGGTTCATTTGTCGTTCCTGGCACAAAGATTAAATTAAAATGCGCTGAATCAATCTCTCCCCTATTGGTCACATTCGCATCAGAGTTTCACCAACACATTGAGCCAATTGATGTGGGTGCGCTTGATGATTGGGGTTATTGTTTCAGGAATGTCCGGGGATCATCCGACAAATTGAGCAATCATTCCAGTGGCACTGCAATTGATTTGAATGCAACAAAGCATGCATTGGGTCATGCAAACACATTCACGCCAATGCAAACAGTTTTGATCCAATCGTTGTGCAAAAAATATGGAATCACCTGGGGCGGTAATTTCAAACGCCCTGATGAAATGCATTTTGAGATTTCACTTAATCCAGCCAAATGTGCTGAGTTAATTGAGAAACTAAACCTAAAGAAAGCGGGTTAAAATGAAACTAAAACAGGCTAAAGAATTATTGGCTAGTTGGTCAAGATCATACCTAGCAGCTGCATTGGCAGTTTATATGGCAGGTGGCACATTCAAGCAAATGGCAATGGGTGGCGTTGCAGCAATTGCACCCGTTGTGTTGCGTTGGATCAATCCTGATGATGCAGCATTTGGAATTAATAGCAAAAAATGACCACAAATGAATGGGTTGCGGTGATCGGGTGTGGTATTGCCCTGCTCACTGCAATCTATTCAGTAATGCGAATGGTCACAAAATCCATTATGAATGAATTATTGCCCAATTCAGGAAAATCAATGCGTGATGAAATTAGAGTCTTAAGTGCCAGGGTGGATGCCATTTATGAGATATTGGCTAAGGATTAACGCGCAATCGACAATTTAGGTGCGGGTTTGCGAATGCGTTGGAGATCAAGTGCTTTTATATCAGCATCATATTTTGCTTGAACGCTTTGATAAGTGGGTTCAATTATTGTGGTCATAGGGCTACTTAACCATTCAGAATTTAAGTTGTATAGATTAGCTGCCCTGGTCACCTGCTCCAGCAATCCAGCAATTTGGCGACCATTGATGATAATTTCAAATTTACGACAATTGCCCTGATCCCGATCCCCTGGTTCTGATGCACTCATTTCAATAAGTAAATCACCTGGGTTAATTACCCTGGGGTCATCACCAAAGACTAATGCTCGCATGGTTGATTTGAAATTAACTTCCGTAGTTGCCCGAATACGCCCTGATGAGTTCATGAATGCTCCCAAAAACATGTCCCCGCGTGTCAATCCTTGACCAGTGTCAGTGGCTAGGTTTAACCTAATCTCATCAAATGATACTCATTTGATTAAGCGTCAGACAAGGGGTTTTTCTCAAATAATGTAGATTATCGGGGATTTTTGATAATCCGCCTATCTACATTATGTCAAGTTAGATTATCGGCGAAAGCCCACAATCTAAATTTTGAGTTTTATCCCTGATCTGACCATAGCAGATCGGGAGCAATACAGATGGGTTCAACACTTCAAACGCTGATAATCAGCGCAGTTGGCATGGCTATTGGTGTCATGATCGGAGTAAAAGAAGGCTATAAACGCGGCGATCTACAAGGATCAAGGCGCGGATTTGCGCGTGGCTTACAAGTATCACGCCAAATTGTTAAGCAGGTAAATGATGCCGCTTGAAAACTATGAAACAGTAGCCGAGCGCATTGAGAAATTTTGGATGAAATATCCAAGTGGGCGAATTGATCAGAAAATCATTTATCAGGATGGCACACGCTATATTGTGCAAACTGATCTATATCGAGATTCAACTGATCTGCTCCCCTACTCAACTGATTTTGCTGAGGAGATACGCACCAGCAATAACCGATTCCCATTAGAAAATGCAGCTACAAGTTCCCTGGGTCGCAGTTTGCATACTGGTGCAATATCTAAATTTAGTGAGGGAATTCCCCGGGAATCTAAAGACCGAATGGATCGCGTAAATCTAAGCATTGTGCCTGATCCTGAATTTGCATCCGTTGGAGCATCTATGGATGTCATGGTCAAAGAGATTTACGAGGGTGTTACACATTCAGAAAAACCACAATGCGCACATGGCTACATGTTAGAGAAGGCTGGCGTGGGCAAGACTGGCAAACCCTACGCAGGTTATGTGTGTGGATCAAAAACCAATCAATGCAAGCCGATTTGGAATTGATCATGGGCGGAATCTCATTTACACGCAATGGAGTGACTGGTCACATTACCAATGAAGGCGAATTGCTAAATGATCGCCAGGCTCAAATTTGCGATTCATGTTTTGAGCCATTCAATCGCATAGACATGATCAAGATCGTAGATCGCATGTTTCATGTTTGTCGCATCTGCTACCTGAAACACATAACTAAATGATCCAGGTAAAACTGACCCAGGCTGAGGAAATGATCGCAGCCAGGGTTGGTTTGGCACGCGCTGAAAATGCCAAGTTAGGCAACTACGCCCACCGCTTCCCTAGCATCTCGCCCACTAACTACTTTGATGAAATGTTATTACACGTCAATGCTACGGGTGCTGAAATAGCCGTTGCACGGGCGTTAGGGCTATCTGATTTCATGCCCACCATCAA